TGTTCTTTTGCGTGGCACTCTTTACAGATAGACATAAGGTTATTAAAGTCAAATGCTTTGGCTAGCCTTTTAGTGCCAGTATAATTCATAAAGGAATCTATGTGGTGAATATCTTCTGCTGCATTAATAATGCCTTTGGCTAAACAGAGTTCACATAATGGCTGCTGCATTAGCTTTGCCTGCCTTAATTCCTTCCATTTGGTAGATTGGTATATCTTCTGTCTTTCTTCCCTGTTAAATGTTCTGGAAGGCTGCTTATTCGGTTTCTTTAGGTATGGCATATAGTTCTGATGGTATTATGTATTCACCTTCTTCATTCTGTACTTCCAATGGTGCTAATTTACTATTCATTGTATAGCTGGACTTCTTAGCATAGCATCTTATAGTATTGAATTGCACTCTTAGTAGTTCTAATACAGATTCTTCTGTTACATCTTCCAGCCCTACTTCCATACATCTTATTACTGCTTTCTGTAGGAAATCTTCTACAGTCTGGAACATATAGATAGTATCTTTATAGTATGTGGTGTATTGCTTTACTAATTCGGGATAATGCTTGGCTATTATATCAGCTATCTTAGAAGCATTTCTATGAAGTGGCTTATCTATTACTGTATTGTAGCTGTACTGGTCATATTGTGGCTTCCAGTTAATTATCTTATCTGCTGTTTCTGTATCAATGTGAAATAATGCTGCTGCTTTGTCTAGTCCGTAATCATATATATACTGTAGAAGGACTGATTTAGGTGGTCTTATCATTCTTGAATTTAATGTACTGGTTAATGGTTTCCCTGTTATAATTGAAGAAGTCCTTTAGTATGGCTTCTATTAGTGGTGCTTTATCTGATTTGTGGTTAGTATGTTCATCTATAATATCAATATTTCTATTAAAGAAATCTGCTATTATCAATCTTAGTAGTTTAGACCTGTCTTTGCCTAGTAATTGCTGTAGTTCCGTTAGTAGCAGGTCTGTATTTAGGTCTATTTTAGCTTTAATTTCTATTGGGTAATTACTTCTTCTTTCCATAGTTTAGCCTTTAATTGTATTACAAATTTACTAATATCTTAACAGACTTCCAAATAAATAATTCACATTCTTTAATAATTATATTATAGTGATTATAAGTCAATTAGAGCCATTACATAGCTTTATAAATTATAAAAATTAAATAGACTATAATATGATAAATTACACTATTCCAAAGGACATTGAAAAGGATGCTAAGGTATATATGCAGAATGTACTGGAACAGCTGGATAGTACTGGTATGTTAGAGAATGTGGATAGTGCAGCTTTAACAATGCTGGCTAGAAACTACAGTATGTTCATTAAGGCATCCAAACAGTTAGAAGATGAAGGTTTGACTGTTACCAGTGATAGGGGTAACATTGCACCGCACCCAGCTATTAAGATTGCTAAAGATGCTCAAACGCAAGCTATGAAAGTTATGCTGGAGTTCGGACTAACAGCTAAGGCTAGAACTAAATTGCCTAAAGTAGAACAGGACGGGTATAACCCATTTGAGCAGTTTATAAAGGAAGGAAAGGAAACTAGGTAATGGTTTATATGGGCAGTAAGAATAGGATAGCTAAAGAACTAATTCCTATTATAACACAGGATTTGCAGTCTAATCAATGGTATGTAGAACCGTTTGTAGGTGGCTGTAATATGATAGATAAGATAGACCATCCTTATAAATTGGGTTCAGATAACAATAAGTATTTGATAGCATTATTTAAAGCTATTCAGAATGGGCAGGAATTACCAGAATACATTACTAAAGATGAATATAAAGAAGTAAAAGCTAATAAGGATAATTATCCAGATTGGTATGTGGGCTTTATTGGATTTGTATGTAGTTTTAGAGGTAAGTTCTTTGATGGGTATGTAGATAATAACATCTTAAAATCCACAGGTAAATATCAACATTATCAGAAGCAACAAATTAATAATGTACTAAAACAGTCCGCTAAACTTAATGATGTGAAATTAGAATGTTGTTCTTATGATGCTTTAGATATTCCAGTAAATAGTATTATTTATTGTGACCCACCTTATAATGATACCACTTCTTATAAGACAGGTGCTTTTGATACTGATAAGTTCTGGCAATGGTGCAGGGATAAGGTAAAAGAAGGGCATAAAGTATTTGTGTCTGAATACAATGCGCCAGATGATTTTGTACGTGTGTGGCAGAAGGATATTTCTTCTATTTTGGGTACTACCTCTAGGACTGTTACAGAGAAACTATTTATATATAAACAATGAATACCAAACTTTACTATGAATATTGTAGTAGGGTTCTTAATGGTGAAATAATAGCTGGTGAAACTATTAAGCTGGCTTGTAAGAGATTCCAGAATGACCTTAAAAGGGATGATTTGGAATTTAAAGAGGATAAGGTAGATAGAGCCATTCTATTTATCAGCACATTGAAGCATTATACAGGTAGACATTCTGGTAAACCATTCACCTTAGAAGGATGGCAGCAGTTTATAATAGCTAATATAGTTGGATTCTACTGGAAGGGAACTACTACCAGAAGATATACTAGCAGCTATATAGAAGTAAGTAGAAAGCAGGGTAAGACAGCTTTGGCTGCTGCTTTATGCTTGTATTATTTAATAGCTGATGGTGAAGATGGTGCAGAAGTATTACTGGCTGCTAATAGTAAAGAGCAGGCTAAGATAGCCTTTGGTATGTGTAGCAAGTTTAGTAAGGGATTGGATTCTAAAGGCAAGTATCTTACAGCCTATAGAGCTGATATTCTGTTTAACCTTACTAATTCCAAGTTGAAAGTATTGGCTGCTGATGATAGTAAGCTGGATGGATTTAATGCCAGCTTTGGTTTATTGGATGAATATCACGCTGCTAAGAATAGTAAAGTACGTGATGTTATTAAGTCCAGTATGGGGATGAGAATGAATCCACATCTTTGTACTATTACTACTGCTGGCTTCGATAAAACTTTACCCTGTTATCAATTAAGAACCGTAGCTATAGAAGTGCTTAATGGCTTAAAGGTAGATGATGAAATGTTTATAGCTATCTATTCTTTAGATGCTGATGATGATTGGAGAGATGAAAAGAACTGGGTTAAATGTGCACCAAACTTGGATATTACAGTAACTTCCAAATACATTAGAGGACAGGTACAACAGGCAATAAATAACCCTGCTGATGAAGTCGGAGTTAAAACTAAGACTTTGAATTTATGGTGTGACAGTTCTAATGTGTGGCTACCAGAGGACTATATTATTAAGTGCAGTCAGGAAGTAGACCTTAATAAGTTCGCTGGTATGGATTGCTATGTAGGTGTGGATTTGGCTGCTACTTCGGATTTGACTGCTGTAGCCTACTTAGTAGTACTGGATGGTACTTACTACTTCAAAACACATTACTATCTTCCAGAATCGGCATTAAAGGATAAGGCAGATAAGGAACTTTACAAATACTGGAAGCAGCAGGGGTATCTTACTGTTACCAGTGGTAATGTTACTGATTATGACTATATAACTACTGATATGCTTAGATATGCTGATGTAGTTAATATCCAGTCTGTAGGATATGACAAGTATAATGCTACACAATGGGCTATAGATTCTACAGAGCAGGGATTACCATTAGAAGAATATCCACAAACACTAGGTAACTTTAATATGCCTACTAGAGAACTGGAAAGGCTGATACTATCTGGTAAGGCAGTTATTGATAACAATGAAATAAATAGGTACTGCTTTAGAAATGTTACTTTGAAGTCTGATTATAATGGTAATGTTAAACCGAATAAGGCAGTAGATAAGAAGAAGATAGATGGAACTATAGCAATGATACAGGCTTTAGGTATGTATCTGAGAACACCACATTACACAAATGAAATACTGACTATTTAATGGGAATTTTTACTAATTGGTTTAAAAAGAAAGAACCAGAACAGGAAACCAGAGGGTTATTCTGTGATTCCTTAATGTATAATATGAATGGCGGTTATACCACTAATAAGGCTATGCTGTTATCTACAGTCTACAGATGTGTAGATGTTATTAGTGATGCAGTGGCACAGCTTCCATTAGAGCCATATTACATTAATGATTCTGGTTATAAAGAAAAGTTTATTAAGCATCCTACTTACTACTTACTGAACAAAGAGCCGAACAATAAGATGAGTAGGTTTACTTTTATAAAGACTTTGATAGTAAGTACACTGCTTAAAGGCAATGGATATGCTTACATAGAAAGAGATGCTAAAGGAGATGTAGTGGCACTTCATTATTTACAGCCAGATTATGTTACTATTACTGAACAGAAGGACGGAATTAAATATAGTGTTGTAGGCATTAAAGGACTGGTAGAGCCTTGCAATATGATTCATATACTGAACTTTAGTTATGATGGTATTACTGGAATCAGTACTTTACAACACGCCAGACAGACTTTAGGACTGGCTACAGATTCTGAATCACACGCACAAGGATTCTTTAAAGGTGGTGCTAATCTGGCTGGTATTCTTAAAGTACAATCTACTTTAACTGGTAAGCAGAAGGTAGATTTAAAAACTAGCTGGCAGACTGCTTTTAGTCCTACTACTGGTACACCTAATGGAGTAGCTGTATTAGAAGGTAATATGGACTTCCAGCCTATTACAGTGAATCCTGCTGATGCACAACTATTAGAAACCAGACAGTTTAATGTAATTGATATTTGTAGGTTCTTCGGGGTATCACCTGTAAAAGCATTTGACTTATCCAAGAGCAGTTATAGTACTGTTGAGGCTACCCAGCTGGCTTTTCTTACTGATACATTATCACCATTACTAGAGAAGATAGAATTAGAGTTTGAAAGGAAGCTGTATAAGCCTTCTGAAAGGAGTAGAATAGATGTAAGATTTGATACTTCTGTATTACTAAGAGCAGACAAACAATCTTTAGCAAACTACTACAATACACTGTTTAATATCGGTGTGGTTAGTGCCAATGAGATTAGAAAGCAGTTGGATTTACCTGCTATAGATGGTGGGGATTCTCACTTTATACAGGTTAATCTAATGGAGATTAAAAATGCTGCTAATAACATTCCATCTAATAACAATATAATCAATGATACAGACAATTTACAAGGGAACTGACTTAGTATTCAATATTAAGTTGGAAGATAAGGACGGCATTCCCTTTAGGGTAAGAAACACTTCTGAATTTATACTTAGACTTTACACCACAAACCCAGCAGAGTTTATAGAATGTAGTTTTAAAGGTGGTGATTTGACTGGTATAGTGGAAGAAGATAGAATAGATAAGGCGGTTATTAATTCATCTGACCTAGATAAGCTACAATCTGGACTAATCTATTACAGCTACAGCTTTAAAAGTCCTAATGCTATGTTTAATGATGCTTATTATGATGAGGTAGTAAAGGGGCAGACTAATTATTATTTGAAGTAATGGAACTACAGAGAGCAACTAAAGAAGGAGTATTAGAACTGGATAGAATCAGTGCCAAGATTGGTAGTACAGTTAATGCTGTATGGGGTACTATAGAAGGTGATATTACTAAGCAGACCGATTTACAGGATGAACTAAAGAAGGTAAAGGATAGTATTCCTACTAAAGTTCCTGCTGATGGTGGTAATGCTGATACTGTAAACGGACATACAGTAGAATGTGATGTACCTGCTAATGCTAAGTTTACTGATACTGTTTATGATGATTCTATTATTAAGGCTGGCATAGCTAATAAGGTGGACAAGGTATCTGGCAAAGGTTTATCTACTAATGACTACACAACACCAGAGAAACAGAAACTGGCTGGACTTAGTAACTATGACGATTCTGCATTAAGAAAGTATATTGAATCCTTAGAGGAACAGAACAAGCTATTAAAGGAACAGGTAGCAGCATTACAGAATCAGATAGATAATACTGGTTGGATTCTATTGGAATAATGACAATACTATGAGAGAACTAAGAAATTGTAATGAAATTGTAAAGATGGATTCTAGGACTGTAGAAGGGTATGCTTTAGTATTCGGTAAGCAGTCTAGGGATTTAGGTGGCTTTACTGAAGTAATAGAACCTACAGCCTTAGAAGGTATTTTAGAAAAGTCTGATATACTATGCTTACTGAATCACAATGAGGATAGAGGTATATTAGCCAGGTCTAAATATGGTACTGGAAGCCTAGAATTAACTATAGATGATACTGGACTTAAATACAAGTTTGAAGCACCTAACACTGCTTTAGGTGATGAACTGTTAGAAGGTCTTAGAAGGGGTGATATTAGTACTTCTTCATTTGCCTTTACTATCGGTAAAGATACTTGGACTAAGAAGGAAGATGGTAGTTATTTAAGAACTATCAATAGCTTCAAAGAATTATTCGATGTATCACCAGTATATAAGGAAGCATATCCAGATACATCTATAGCATTAAGAAAGATGCAGGATTTAGAGAGCGAGGATTTAAAAGATTACTTCGCTGGACTTAGAAACAAGGTGGCTTAAATGAACACACTAGAACTACTGGACAAAAAGGAACTGCTTCAAAAGAGAGCAGAGGAAATTATATCTGGTGCTGAGAAGGAAGTAAGAAAGCTAAATGCTGGCGAGCAGGTGGAATTTGATGCACTTACTAAAGAAGTGGCAGATATAGATATTCAGATTAGGAAGATTGAAGAAGATAACCTTAAACAAACAACACATACAACTAATACTATGAAGGAAAAGTTTTCACTTTTAAAGGCTATCAATGATGTAGCCAATAACAGACAATTAGACGAGAGAGCACAGGAAGTAGTAACTGCTGGTATCGCTGAAATGAGAAAGGCAGGTCAATCTTATAGCGGACAGATTGTACTTCCTATCGAGGAAAGAGGTGATATTAAAGCTACTGTAGCTACAGCAGGACAGGAGAATGTAGCAGAAGATAAGTTGGGTATTCTTGAACCATTGAGAGCAAGTTTAGTATTGGCACAAGCAGGTGCTTCTTATATGACAGGACTTGTAGGTAATGTTTCTATTCCTGTTTATTCTGGTTCAAATGTAGGTTGGGCTGGTGAAGTTGATGCTGCTTCTAATGGCGGTGGTACATTCTCAGAAGTAAACCTAGAGCCTAAAAGACTTACTGCTTACATTGATGTATCTAAGCAGTTCTTAATCCAAGACTCTAATAGTGCAGAAGAAATGCTAAAGAGAGATATTGTTTCAGCTATTGCCAACAAACTTGAAGCTACTATTTTGGGTAGTGAAGCTGGTGATGCAAAGAAACCTGCTGGTATGCTTAATGCTGTAGTAGCAGATAGCAATGCTATCACTTACAAGGATATTGTTAAGATGGAAGCTGATTTGGAAGCTAAGAATGTGAGAGGTGATATTAAGTTTATTGTTTCACCTTCTGCTAAGGCTGATTTAAAGACTACTGACAAGGGTACTGATACTGGTAAGTATCTGATGGAAGGTAATGAGGTAAACGGTTATCCAGTTCTTTCTACTTCTGCTGTAGCTGGTAAGGGCGTAATCTTCGGTAATTTCGCTGATTTGGTTATTGGTCAATGGGGTGGAATTGATTTAACAGTAGAC